TTATCAAAGACATCCGCATCACGAGAAATGTTTGAAGAAATACAGACAGGGATGTATTCTCAAATGTCCTTCGCATTTATCGTTGATGATGATGAATATAACACAAAGGAACACTTACGAACAATAAGGCATATTGCAAAATTATACGATGTGTCTGCGGTAAGTTTTCCGGCGAACCCAACCACGGAGATTTCTGTGGCAACTCGAACTCGGTTTGATGGATTTATCGAACAGGAGAAAGCGGAGCGACTTGCACGAGAACACGAAATCGAAATTGCGAGGGCAAGATTTAACTTCGAAAAGGAGAAAAACAATGGACATTAAAGAAATGAATCTTGAAGAAGTCGAAGCGAGAATTTCCGAACTTGCATCCATGGTGGAAACATCCGAGGACATTGAAGCCATCGACAATGCAAAGGAAGAAGTCCGTTCCCTTAATGAGAGAAAAGCAGAATTGAAAGACCTTGAAGAACGCAAGGCGATTGCAAAAGAAATCGAGAGCAACAATGTTGCCCCGGTAATTATTGAAGAAAGAAAGGAAGAAATCAAAATGAAAAACATCAAAGAGTATAGAAACTCCGAAGAATATGTAAACGCATTCGCTGAATACATCAAGACAGGCGATGCTACCGAATGTAGAGCATTACTTACAACCAATGTTGGGGATGCCGGGGAAGTTGCCATTCCTGATTTGGTATCAGACATCATTAAGACCGATTGGCTTCAGAGCGAAATTATGGCGGAAGTTAAAAAGATTTCTGTTGATGGAAATTACAAACAGCAGTTTGAACTTTCGGCGGGTGATGCTGTTATTCACAATGAAGGTTCAGGTGCGGTTTCCGAAGAAACCCTCACACTTGGTGTTGTTACACTTATTCCCGAATCCATCAAAAAATGGATTTCTGTATCTGACGAGGTTCTCGACCTTAAAGGCGAAGCCTTCCTCAATTATATTGTTAAAGAAATTTCATATAGAATTTCCCTCAAAGCCGAGGACATTCTTCTCGACAAGATTGTTGCCCTTGGAACAAGTGCATCCGAAAACGCTGTTAATGCAAAGGTTGTAAAGGCGGGTGCGGCACTTGGAACAATCGCAACGGCACTCGGACAGCTCAATGCAGAAGCAAGAAACCCGGTTGTTGTTATGAATCCGGCAACCAAAGCCGCTTTCAAAGCCGCTGTTTATTCGGGACAGTTTAACGCAGATCCCTTCGAAGGATTAAAGGTTATTCTTACAAATAATCTTCCCGCAATCAGTTCTGCATCCGAGAACGATACATATGCAATCGTTGGCGATTTCGGTTATGGTGCATTGGCAAACTTCCCCAAAGGAAACACAATGCAGATTAAGATTGACGATAAGACAGCCATGACAAGCGACCTTGTAAAGATTCTCGGTAGAGAATATGTTGCTGTTGAGCCTGTTGCATGCCGTGCATTCGTTAAGATTACGAAACCCGCCGCTGTATAAGGAGAGTGCTTATGAAATTGTCGGTCACAAAAGGCTTTATTGATAAGGACACCAACATTTTTCACAATGTCGGAGAAATTGTTGAATATCCCGAAACAAGAGCCAAAGAAATTGAATACAAAGGTTATGGCAAATGTCAAATAGAAAAGCCAAAGCCGACAAAAGCGGAAACCAAAAAGGAAGAACCGAAAAAGGAAGAATCAAAATTCGAACAGCCGAAAAAGGTTTCCCGCAAAAAATAGCCGGAAAGGAGCGAGAATATGGCAGACGATATTTTAAACGAGCAGAACAACGAGCCTGTTAATGATGAGCCGACACCGACTCCCGAACCGACTCCGAGTGTTCCAACTATATCGGATAAAGTCAAACTCGCCCTTCGTATATCACATAACCTTCTTGATGCAGAGATTTCGGATGTTATTGCTTCGGCTCGTTTGGAATTAAAGCGAGCCGGGGTAAGCTCCGACAAGGCGGATGGGGATGATGAGGATGTCGAAACGGCGATTCGAACTTATGCTCTTTGTTATTATTCATCCGATGTGAAAGATTCGGACAGATACAACGAGAGCTTTATTTATCAATGTGATTGTTTGAGAAAATCATATCCACAGGAGACAGACGATGTTTGATTCAACCATAACTTTAATGAAAGAAACAAATACAGTTGATGCTTATGGCGATACGGTGCAAACATTCACGGAGAGAACAATATTCGCAGAAGTAAAATCAATCGGTCAAAATGAATTTTATCAAGCCGAAGCCGTGGGTTTAAAGCCTGAAATCAAATTTTTGATTGCGGACTTTGCCGATTATCAAGACGAGAAAAAATTGAAATATACTCCTTTTGGTGGTACGGAAAAGATTTACAATGTTCTGCGGACATATCGTAACAAATTAAACCTTGAAATCGTATGTGCGAGAGGTATTGAATGAGTGTTCCCAAATCGGTCACAAAAATAACCAAGAACGGAGTGTCTTATACATCAAATGTGGATGCTTGCGAATATTACATATTCGAGCTGAACCGTGCCGCTCTCCGGGATGTCGCAAAATTTGTAAAGCGAACATTCAGGGATTCGTTTTATTCTGTTTTTGATAAAGAGACAGGAAATGCGGGTAAGGCAACTCAATCCATTGTCTATTCAAACAAGGACACGAAATTTCCGAGGGTGGATATAGGATTGAAGAAGAAACAATTAAAAGGTGTGTATGGGTACGAACAGGAATTTGGAACAAGCACAGTTCCGAGACTTGGGTTGATGACTAATGCGGTCGAAAGTAATGTTGCCAAGATTATCGAGATCGAATCGAAATATTTATCGGCTCTCGAAAGCGAAGCACAGGCTTTGGCACTTATAAACGAAAGCGAGTTCAATGACGATGGCGAATAATCCAACAAGAACAAATGATTTGAAAAAGTTAATACAGACCAAGCTAAAAACAATCACAACGAATGTGTATTTTGAAGAAGCGGCTGACAATGCGTTATATCCGCATGTGGTTTTTTCGTTTCGACCGATAGACCTTGGAGATTTATCAAGGCAAGATTACACTTTGGAGATTGATGTTTGGGATAAGGGAACAAGCACTTACACGGTGGATGAATTATCTGACAAAATTGAGGACTTGTTACACACACAAAACCTTCCGCAAGACAGGGTTTTGCCCACATTTTACAAATTGGAAAGAAATGCCATCCGGGACACGGACAAATCAATCAAGCACAGGTTAATAAGATTTCAAATACAGAATTATGTGAGGTAGACAAATGGCAACTACAAAATACATCGGAACAGGCGAAGTGATTTCCGCTGATTTTAAAGCCATCAAATGGGTTGGAAAAACCAAAGGTGGAAAAGCCGTAACTATCGAAATAGAAAACGCAATCAACATGGGAAACATTGATTGGACAATGGCAGAAAAAGATGATATTGTCCCGGCAATAGAATTTCAGGCTTGCTATTCAAATACTGATAGTGCATCGGTATCTAATACAGAACCTTGGAGTATTACCATTGATTCGGCAACTACATCAGGAGCTGGCGAGATAGTTCTTGGAGCAGGAGTTTTCTACATTGGTGCAACAGCGATAGCTTTGACTAGAGGTGGCGGTTCTTTCGTAGTAGAAAGAGAATACAGAGAAATCAATGCAGATGGAGACAGAGGAGCTGTAAAGGACAGAGTTGTGATGGAATCATCGAGAGCGAAACTCTCCATGAATGTTCTTACAATGCTCACAAAACTTACAGACCTTTACACATCCATTCAGGCATCCGTTTAATCAAACAATGGGGAGTGTTTCGGCACTCCCTTTATTTTTCAAGGGGAGACAAATATGAGAAATTTAGGAAACGAAGATATTTTTGCCATTGGCAGAATCTTAACCAAGGCAAATCTTAAAGAAGAGATAAAAAAAGTATCAATAAACAATGAAAAGGATGTCGAAGAAATTGGTTTTGACTTACTTTTTACCGTATTCACAAGTTGTTCAGATAAAGAAGTTGAAGAAGAGATTTATTCTTTGTTGGCTTCGTTATTTGAAATGGAAGTTGATGATATAAGGCGAATGGATCCCATTCAGACTATTGAAAATCTAAAACAGGTTGCTGATTGGGAGAAGTGGAAAAGTTTTTTTTCATTGGGTGTCAGGTTGATGAAATAGAACTTAAAGAATTGATGCTCCGAAGATATGGGAGATATGATTTCCCTGAAATGAAATTCGGAGAATATATAGATTTCATCGTTTTGGCAATAAACAATGACCGAAAAGAAAAAATAAGGGAAGAATATCTTGTATTACTTCCTTATTTTGTACAAAGCGGAAATTATATGAGCTTTGACAATTTCTATGAACAGGCAACAGGTTCAAACATAGATTGGCGAAGCACAGAAGAAATAATGAAAGAAGTTGAAGAAATAAAAGAGAGGTTTGAGCATGGCAATTGACCTTTTCAAACTTGTAGGTTCGATATACATTGACACCGACAAAGCAAATGAATCATTACAGAAAACGGACAAAAAGGCTTCAAGTTTTGCATCCACTCTTGGAAGTGTTGCCGGGACAGCTTTGAAATTTGGAACAGCTGCTGTTGGTGTTGCGACAGCGGTTGGCGGAGCTGCCCTTGGAGTTGCTGACAAGGTTTCAAAGCAGACAGACGAAATTGACAAAGCATCTATTCGAATGGGAATAAGTGCAGAATCTTATCAGGAACTCGCCTATGCAGCCGGACAATGTGGTGTTGAAATGGGAACAATGGAATCAGCTGCCAAGAAACTCGAGGGAACTGATTTGTCTTTTGACGATGCCATAAATTCGATTATGGCTTTAGGTACAGCAGAGGAAAGAAGTGCTAAAGCAGCCGAATTGTTTGGAGAAAAGATTGCTTATAATCTTTCCCCTTTAATGAACAATCCGGGG